TACTGGCCTAAAAATTCTAAATCTATCGAAAAATTTTCTTCTTCTAAAGTTTTGTAATTAGAAGTTATAATTGCGAACTTTCCTTCTACTTGATTAAATGCGGTTGTAATATCATTACCATTAAATGTGATTCCACTTGTATCTATTTTACCTGGAGTTATATTAGGGCTATAAATTCCATATATCATCTTTCCATCAACAGAAACATTTCTAGTTTGTATTATTAGATTCTGATTACTCTTATTTTCTACTTGTAAACTTACCTTTTTAAAATAACTACTATTTTTATCAGCTCCAAGATAAGTAATCTTTACATACTTATTATCAACTAAAACTTTTTGTTTTTCTTTGGGCTGCATTACACCTTTAGAATCTACATAGTACCCCTCAACAACAGTATCAGTTGCAAGCACACCACTAGTATTAAAATAATACCAAGCTCCATCAATACTAACCCATCCTGTTTTCATGGTTCCATCATTGCCTAAATAATAATTATATCCTATATTTAGCCACCCTGTTTGCATCCTACCATTATTGAAATAATACCATTTGCCATCAATTTGTTTCCACCCAAAAGATTTAAACCCATTTTCTGTCCAGATCCATGAATTATCTGAGTTTTGTATCCATTCTGCACTTGCCCCTATTGGGAAAACTCCTATTGCCAATAATCCACATAATAAACTTGCTATAAGCTTATTTTTCATTACTATTCCCCCTTATACAATTTATATAACATAATTGTATAACACCTCATATTTTTGTCAATTATTCCAATTAATTTATAGAAACAATTTTTTATATTTTTTAAATATTATATTCTAATATTATCTTTCGATAATTAAATATAATCGTTCATTGTATTAAAATGAACATAATGGAGGGGATATTATGGTATGTGATAATTGTATTAAAAACAAAAGTATTCAAGTTTGTGGTAGATGCCGTGAGATTACAAAATATGATCTTGTAGAAATGGTTCTCGGATTGTATGAAACACCTGAAGCTATATTATTAAAAAATCAAAGAAATAAGACTGGATCTCGTAGCTGCAAAAAGCCAAGCATTGATGCTCTGGAAAATTCTATTAAGTTTTACTATAATCGTGGTGATAGCTATAGAAAAATTGCTGATTATCTAGGAGTATCTATTGGTACTGTTTATAATGTTATTCATGGTAAAAGAAAGAAATAAAATATCTTTTAATTTATTACATAATAAAAGAACCCTATTTCTAAAGTTCTTAAACTTACTCATTATTCTTTTGTATATAAATCAGACTTTTTATATACAATATTCTTATCTGTAAATTTTCTCTTATTGCAATATTCAATAAACGCTTCCTCAAAATATTTTGGAGCTCTTGGATCCAAAAGAACTTCACTTATTAAATCATTTTCCATTTTATAATGTATTACCTTTGGATAATCATAATTATATAAATTCTTCATATTTTCCGCTCCACCGCCATCATCAGTAACCTTTTCGCAAACTTGAGCTACTATTTTGGACAAATTTAATTTTATTGAGAATCTATATTCTTCTTCATGTATAAATGCTTTTCTTTTTGAATATATCAATGGCATTTCGGATATGTTATATGCTTTTATGCTAGTTTCTTTTGGTTCACTATCCGTTAATCTAAATGCTTCATAATCTATTGGTTTTTCATACTCTATATCTCCACTACACGGGTCTAAATAAATATCTTTTTCAGAATCTATCAATTCTAATATTGCACTTATAATATTGTCCTTCTTAACTTTTATTCTTACACCAGTTTTTTGTGGGCTGTAAATTCTCCACATAGCATCTGATTCATCAATTAATTTAGTCCACGATTGAGCATAATATAGTTTCTTTTTAACTTCATTCCATAGTTTCAATTTTTCTAGAGATTCTTTGCTTAATTTATTTTTAGTGTCTGATAAATTATATTCTTGAAATTTTTCTATTTCATATCCTTCATAGCAATCATCCCAAATTGTAATATTAGTTAAGTACAATCTTTCCAACTCAATCAAATCTAAAAACTGCTCGAATGTCATATACTTACATAAGTATTCTTGATTATTTTTTTCCACTCTTTAAGCCCACCTTTCATATAATACAATTATACAAAAGTTGGTATATTCCTTCTAGAAATTACAAATATGTAGTAAAATATATTAAAATTCCTATAAAAGTTCTTAATCAAGTTTCTTTGTTAAAGCTACATGCAAACAAAATATAAATAATTATAAAAACAAGTTATTTATATTTTATTTCATATTTGATATAATGTACTGGAAAGCAATACTTGTTATAAGCTTAATAGCTGATAAGTTGCTTATAATTTATCTAATATAAAAAGAAAAGCTTAGTGCTGCGAACACTAAGCATGATCCATTGGTACTCGAACGTGATCTTGGCCATTGGATGATTTATCTAATTTTTAAGGGAGTGCTTATACCGCACTCTTTTTTGATTGTAAAATTATTTTAAAACTCTTATTGTTTTTACTAAAATTCATTTCCAATTCCACATAATTATTCTTTAATACTATACACGCAAGCAATAACATACCACTTGTTAATAGACTATGATCCATCGCCTTATCCTCTCCTTTAACTATCTGTTATCCAATAGCCAAAGAAAATGTTCAAGCCCTAAGCCTAATTATAGCATGATTGTAGCTAATATAGAATAACTTTCTTTATCTGGTTCCTATTAATTTATGTTAATAAAATATACTCTACTCTAATACAAAAACACCTATATTTCTATAGATGTTATAACAGAATCATATTATATAGTTTCTAAAACCGCTCCATGTGATTTTATTTTCAATTTTAATCCTGTAAATAAGAACTACTAAAATTACTTCCTACTAAATGGCCACACATTATATCAGCTATTTTTTCAACTGATTCTCTTTTATGTCTATTTATAAACTCTTTAGATACATTTAATTGAGCTGCCATATCTTTATTAGTTACTTCTTCAAAGAATATAGATGTTATTATTTTTAGATCTGTATCCTGCAAAAACTCTAATGCTGATTTTATCTTTTTTATCTTAATTTCATCTGATTTAATATTTCTTTGTAATAATTGTATTTCTTCAGCACTTAATTCTTCTTTTTCTAATTTTAATTTATTTACTTTCAATCTATCAATTATTATTTTGAACTCTTTTAAATCTTTCTTAGTCTGTTCAAATATATCCTTTAGATCCATTTATATCACCCCACTAAAATACTTATCTATGAGATTAATTTTATCTATAACTTTATCCTGATTATACCTTGAACTTTCCATTATAGATTCTACTTTATCTCTCATATATTCCTTAACTTTTTCTTTGCCCCAGGTACTATTTCTTAGCTTTCTTAATGCATTAAATTCTATTTGAGGAATACTATTAATACTTATATTTAGAGTTTCCGCTACTTCCTTATATGTAAATATCTTTTGATAATTCCACCCATAACATAGCTGTAATATTTCTCTTTCCTTTAAAGTATTATTATCTAACATTGCATCCTCTAACTCTTCCCTTAATTGCTTAATATAAATCTTTTCTTCCACATTCTCAAAGCCATAATCAATGCTTTCAATAGTATCTTTTAATTGTATATCATTATCCTCCTGTATAGGTACATCAAGGCTTACACAACTATTATAAAGTTTATTATTACTAATTTCTTTTTCACTTCTTCCATTAACACATGAAAATATTTCTCTTTTTATATATTGAAAAGCATAAGTAATGAAGCTGGCCTTATTTTCTAATTCATTATTGTATTTATTAGCTGCATTAATTAGTCCAATAATTCCTGCCTGTACTAAATCATCAAATTCAATCATTTTATTAATGCCATTAAACTTATTTGCGAGCTTTTTAACTATGCCCTCATTGGCTTCAATTAGGCTCTCTAAGGCTTTTATATTGCCTTGTTGGTATAATAAGACTAATTCTTCATTACTCATGTGTTCACCCCTATACTATATCTTGCTTTATTAACTATTCTCTATGTTAACTCATGTATTCGCGCATCTATTATGTCTTCCAAAGAATCTCCGTTTATCGTTAATGTGCCATCAACATACAAATCCCCATCAACATCAACATTTTCTAAGAACTTAGCATATCTATCAAACCTAGATGTGTCTTTTACTCTTAAAGTATTTGTTATAGTAAAATCATCATCTGCTACTATTTCGGTAGCGTTATCTGCTACATAAATTCTGCTTGTATAACCATTTTCGTTAGTCATGGTAAGACCATTTCTATCTAATTTATAAGTTGCATCTCCATCATCAACTACAAAACCACCATCAGCAGTACAACGTCCATTTGTATTAACATAGAATACTAAATGTGAATCTTTATATAATCTAAACTTACCATCATGTACCTCTAGACCATTTGCATCTATTATTACATAAGCATTACTAGCACCAACACATGCCACCTTAAAGGCACTTTTAGAAAGTTCCCAACCAAATCCAGTACCATCCTGTTCAACTACTGCATCAATCTTTTCTTCCTGTAGGTCTATTCTTGCATTTATTTTTTTCTCAGAATTTGAAACTTGTAGAACTATTTCTTGCTTAGTAAATTTAATCTGCTTTACGGTATCACTTATAATGTCTGTAATATCCTTCTTAGTAAAACCTATTTCAACCGTATCAATAGTTGTATTACCTTCACTATCAACTTTATAGGCAATCTTATTAACTCTGCCCTGTAGGTCTAAATTAAGCACTTTATGCCTTACTGTAACTGTGTCGCCTATGTTAACAGTTTCAAGTATTGCATAATTCTTATATTCTTCAGTTTGGCTTAATTGTACAAAATCAACCTCATAATTAAAGGTTATTTGGTCTACCTTATCAACTGTAAACATCTTACTACAGGCTTGTCTCATAAGTGCATAAGCTTCTTCTATAGTTACCTGATCGTCACCTTTATCATTTGTTCCATCCCAAATATTTAAATTTAAATCTACTTCCTTGCAGTATAGCTTGTCGTATGCTCCAGCATTTGGACTCACAATTAAATATTCTGGAAGTCTATAATCTCCTGACTTTGGAATCAAAGCTGTTGCAAAATCAGTAATATCTATATCTTCCTTTATGCTGCTTATGTTCTTACCATGCTCAATGACAACTCCATTGTCCTGCCCTCTTTTGTTAACTATATCAAGAGCATTATTGCTAACTATAAATTCGCCACCATATTCAGATAAAACACTATTCTCACTACCAATAAGATCGCTAAGCAAGTTTCCTTCGCTGACCTGCAATATAACATCTGTATTGGTGTTTGTGTCTAAACTACCAGCTGTATAAACATGCGAATCCAAAGCACTATTTAAAATAGTTTGTATAGCTTCTTTTCTAGTTTTTCCTGTAATGGTTGCTGCTCTAACTGCATTAACCTTTAAATCAGCCATTAATTTAGCCTGAGCCTGTACAGTAATAGAATTAGAGTTTGTCTCTTTTTTTATTACCCTAAATAACTGATTTTCTCTTGAATCAATAGTTGGAACTGATATAATTGCTCCTAAAACTAAATTATTTGAAATACCTTTACTATCATCTAATGGATATTCAAGTTCCAGTGTATAATCTCCATTTAACTCTTCCGTAACTTTGCAAGATATAATCTCATTTAATACATATTCATTATGAGAAAAATCTGTTTCCCTACTATTAAATAATCTAACCATTAATATTTCTCCTTTTACATTATTTCAAATTTGGTCTAAATTAATGCCAACAAACCTATCATATCAAGCCTTAAACAAGCTTATTTCTTATCATAATTAATTATGTCACACTTGATATTCTCTTCACATAGAGCGTATTAGGAGGTATCACACCCCCTTTAAAAAATCAATTTTATCGCTCTATTGGAAGAAGTTCCACTCACCGGTCTCCTATTCTTTACTTGTTGCATTTGAAGGTAGGGGGGGAGCACGAATCCCCTTACTTATGTTCATATTCTTCTTAATAAAAGCAAATTTGCTTAAATACTTCTTTTTAATTGCAAATATTTATTCATTTTAGACTACACCCCCTACACAGAAACTCATGTGCATTTTTTGGAGGTCTACTCATCGGTCTCCATTTATATTTCTGTGACTATTTTTAGGGGGGGGGAGTATACAAAACTTATTCTTCCAATAATTTTTCTGCTAAATGAAATGTTTCCAAACCTTTATTAATATATGCTGCATACTGTGAATCGTATTTAGTTTTAATTAATTCAGATAACACATTAGCTGTACTAGTTCTTAATATTGAAATATCATTAGCAGTATTATAAAGATCATCCTGTATATCTTTAGCCTGATTTAAAAGTTCTTGTCTCTT